GTGGGTGTATGAACAATATGAGGAAGCTTCGTTTTCATGGCGTATCATGAAAACTTGGCTCAAGGAAAACTGCTTTCCCACCATTGAAACAGAGAATGGAGACGCGGGGATGTTTATCAAGCGACCAGCGTTGGCAACAGTGGCGAATGGGCGCATCTATTGTATTGCTCCTAGAGGCAGAAGCGTTAGCATGATTAGCAGCAAAGACGCCTTGTCGTCAATTAATTGGTTTAGGCCGCAATAGTTAATCATGCGCAAGCTTCTTCCTTACGAACAGCATCTGATCGAAGCTCTTGGTATTACAGAAGAAGAATATTGGCAGTTCTATCTTGCTCGTCTTAATTACAAAGACGAAAAACAAGGAACAGTTTTTGACGTGAGGGCAGAAGCGGGAACAATTGCCCTTGTTCTCACCATTGTTGGCACGCTCGCGCAAGTGGGAGCAGCACTGCTCGCCCCACGACCAGAACCTCCGTCGCAGACGATGGGCCGTCGGACGCGCAATACCTTCTTTGCTCCGCGCTACGGATTTAATTCCTTCCAAGAAGTGGCTCGCTATGGCGACCCAGTGAATCTCATCTATACGAACAACTCTGAGAACACTGCTGGTGGCGTGCGAGTAAACACTTCTTTGGTATGGTCTGCAGTGCATAGTCTCGGCTCTCGGCAGTTCATGCAGATGCTTGCCGTTGTTGGCGCTGGTCCCATTGAAGAGTTTGGCTATGGTCGCACAGCATTTGGCCAAACGCCATTAAGAGATATTCCGGCTCAACGTTTCTGGCTTTATGCTCAGCCAGAAGGTGGGCGACTAGCGTTTCTTCACAACCGATATCCAGAACCTTTAAACGCCGATGATCCGTCAAGAGAAGGCATTGCTCCTTCTGATGCCGTTTATAAAGTCAACACTTCAGGATTGAGTAGGCCCGAAGGCTTTAGCCAAGCATTTTCTCCTACCACTGCATCGTCTTTAGGGCTTTATGACGTAGTGCCAATTCGCGTGCAAGTAGAAGACCGCGATGATACAGGCAAAGAAGAGCGTGACCAATTAGGTGTCAATCTGACTGGCAGAGGTAACTACTGGCCTGATACATGGCCCGCTGTGGGGGCACGCCCTGCATTACCTGCAGATGCTACGCTCACGCTTATTTTTAGCGAAGACGATGGTAAAAGAACAGATGAGGACGTTGAAAGGGCAGCAGTAGATTTACGCAGCTCGTATATTGCTGTTTTTGACTCTTCAAGTTTGTACAAAATTGGTGCAGCTAAATTTAAAATGATTTCTAGCTCCATTCAAAGTGGAAGCGATGTTGAAGGGCAATTTACATTTCGTTGCGTAGAGGCGGGAGTCTTGTGTGAAGAAGACTATTCCACTTTGAACTATCAGCAAAATGGAGAAGAACTTAGAGCCAAAAAACGTCAAATTGAAGCCTTAATTGCCCAATTGAACATTGAATACGGCCAAGCTTTTGCTAATAAGGTCAAGGGCGCAACTGCAGCTCAAATTGACCAGTACAGAATTAGACTTGAACAGCTAGATGAAAATATTTTGAATGCTTCGGCCATACGCAAGGGAAATATGGCGGCTCAGGATTTTACAGACTTACTGGACGCCACTGGATCTTTCCCTGAAGCAAATAGACAAATTGAAGCCTGGGAAACTGACATTAGAGAGCGAAATAGAATTATTGATGCCAAAAGAGAAGAGCTTGATGACATTAACAGCTCGATCCAAGACGTTTTGGCAAAAAGACCATTTAACGATCCTGAGCGAAACGAAATTAAAAAACTTAGAGAAAAACGAGCTGATCTTAGGCAAGCCATTAAAGATCAAACAACCAAGAAAAAGGAAAGCCGCACAAATCTTAACAATATCGTTCGGAGGCTTATGCCACGGGCGATTGAAGAAGGTCTATTTGATGGCTCGCCTCGCACAGATTTAAAAGCAGAGTTGCGCAATATGCGCAACGAACGCCGTCAAATTAGGCGCACCATTGATGAGCTTGTAAGAGACCAGCGCGATACAGTCGCCGAAACAATAGCGCAGCAAGATTGGCGGCGGAGATATGATGCAGCCCAGAGAGAACTTAGGGAGACCAATGCCGCGCTCAATAATAAAGACAATTGGAATGACTATTTCAATACCAAATGCATTGCAAAGATTGACGAAATTAGCTACGAAACAACTACCAAATGTGATGTTATAAATTTTTGCTTCAAGAGCAAAATCTTTCAGCGTATTCAAGGGCGTCAAAGTAAATACGCAGAAACAGACATGCAGGGTCACAAAGATAGTGACAATGGCGTGCGTAATCGCACTTCGCTGTTTTGGATGCTTTATAAAAAACCAACAGATACTCGCTACACAAGAGCTAAATACGTTCTTGCCATTCGCAATGGCAAAGAAGTAGATATCTACACACATCTTCGCTTCATTGCAGCAAGCAAAGAAAAATGGCAATTTAAATTTGAGCCAATTCTCGATCTTCCTGCAGAATTGCGTACTCATAATGACGGCGCAAATATAGATATTTTGTATCTGCGAACTTTTGGCTACGGCCTAAATGATGAGCAGCAAACTCTTTCTCTTGATGGTGGCCACACTTTAGTATTTCGTGGCAAGCGCCGTCAAACAATTCGCCTTCGCCCTCGCCTGAATCGCACCCCTAAATTTGTGGACGAATGGGGGCTTTTCTCATTGCGTTCCGACACGCAGATTTCCTTATCTTTTGACAGTGGCCCAGAAAATACACTAGCCGCTGTCACTGAGCAACAGCTCCAATCCTTCTCTCCCAGTCTCTACCAAGACTTGGTGTTGCTTGGCCTTAATATCTACAGCGGACAGGGAGTGCAAGACTTGCGTTCTCTTAGTGCATGGGTGACAAAAGGGAAAAAAGTCAGAAAACTAAGCGATGGCGGCTCCTATGGTTCAAGCCTTTCCACTTCGACAAGCTTTGCGCCGGAGATCTTCTTGGATACGATTCTCGATGAAAAGAATGGTATTGGAGCTTATGCCAATCCCAATGGCATTGATACTGTTCGTCTTGGCGAAGCCCAAAAGTTTTGTCGGGCCAATGGCTATTACATGGACGGCGTGATTGCACAGCCACAGTCTTGGCGTGAATTTTGGAGCACAGTAGCTCCATTTTCACTGCTGGAATTCGCAAGGATTGGAGGCAAGGAAACTCTCGTTCCTGCAGTGCCTTATGACACCTTTGGGAGAGTTACTAGAAGCATCTCCATCTCTGCATTATTTAACCAAGGCAATATTCTTGAAGATAGTTACAAGGAAGAATTTATTGATTACGGGGACAATACGCAAGACCTTATCGCCACCATTGTCTATCGCAACACCGAAAACGACAATGTTTTCCCAGGCAATACAAGCGTAACCGTCACGCTTGCTGATTCCATTGAAAGTGAAAGCGTCAGGCAGTCATTTGATTTATCTGACTTTGTTTCCACGCGACGGCAAGCCTTGCATTATGGAATGCTGCTTTGCCAGCAGCGCCGCTGGTCACGTCGCGCAGTGGAATTTAAAACATTCCCCACTGAAAGCCCTATTGAGCCAGGCAGCTATATCTACGTACAAACGGATCAGAATCAATGGGATGATTTCCGCAGTGGTATTGTCGAAGCAGATGGAAAACTTAACACTCCATTGGCAGAAGATCCAATTAATGGTTCTTACACTGCATTGCTCTATAGTGGCAACCCAGATGATGGTGTTGTACGTCTTGCGTCTGTATCAGTCACTGATGGTCAATCATCTTCTTTTGGCGCTTACGAAGGATGGTTATTTGTTCTCGGAACAGCTCTCACTACAAAGCGCGTGTTTCGCGTGACTGAAGTGACGATGGAAGAAGAAGGAGAAATCACTGTACGAGCCGTTGAACATCCATGCGATGAAAGTAGCGGGCAAACACTTTCTAAAATTGTTCGTTTTGACGAAGGATTGTTCAGAATTGATTGATTTCCTTGCAAAACTGCTAGTATTAAAACAAAAGCTTTAAAACAATGCCCTTCTATACTGGTCGTACTGGCAAGCTTCGCCTTGGTGCAAGCGAAGTTTCCAAGGTGAAGAACTGGACGCTTGACACGTCCGTCAACATGCTGGACACCACTTCCCTTGGTGATACAGCCAATACTTTCACCCCTGGTCTTTTTAGCGCCACTGGCAGCGCCTCGTTGTCGTATTACAATGGTGATACTACTGACACCACCAATCTTCTTGAGAAGATCGCCAAAACTGGCGCTATCACTGATAGCGACGA